TAATAGCTGTGCCGAGGTGGTGGTGTTCCTAGCTTATGACTCAGCCACGCAGAAGAATGAGGCAGTCACGCCTTATCTGTCGGGCGGCAAGGTTTATACGCGCCGTGTCACTGACATGACCAGCGATGAACGTGCGGCGGTGGTAACAGAGGCTAACGCAGCGATAGCACAGCGCAACCGCGCAGAGCGTGACAAGCGGCTGGCAAGTTGTGATTGGGTTGTAACTAAAGCATTGGAAGCTGGTGGGTCTGTACCTAATGCATGGGTAACTTACCGTACAGCCTTACGTGATATTACCACACATGCCAACTGGCCCAACCTAACAGGGCCAAATATGGACGGTAGCGGGGGCGATTGGCCCACAGAGCCTAGCTAATGTTAGGATTTGCCCCACTAGCTGACAACTCCATAGCGGGGTTTGGTAATGTTCCTGTAGACCTCGTAGTTACAGGGATTGCCGCAACGGGTGCCGTTACATCGGTGACAATCGAAGGCATTGCTAACGTGTCCCCTACAGGGATTGCCGCAACGGGTTCCGTTGGAACGGTAACAATCGACAATCAAAACATTTTTTCTGTTACGGGGGTTTCTGCCACGGGCGCGGTAGGTTCAGTCAACGTTTGGGATCAAATCACCCCGAGTCAATCTTCAGGATTCTCTGCTATTACGCCGTCTCAATCTCCAAGCTGGGAGGAGATCGCTGCGTAGTTGCTTAGAAGCAGAAGTATGGGTATAGTCCAACTAAATTTATATTTGAGGTCACATCATGGCTACATACACTGCAGCAAATGCGCTCAAGAAAATAACCACGGGCGATGAGTCGGGTACATGGGGCAACAGCACCAATAATAACTTTGACATTATAGACCGCGCTTCAAACGGGTTTGCTTCGATTGCTCTGTCTAGCACTTCGTATACTTTGGAGCTATCGACTACGGCAGTTTTATCCAACGGTCATTATAAGGCAATAAAGTTTACAGGAACTCCGGGTGGCACATGCACTGTCACGTTGCAGCAAAACGACAAGGCCAGAATCTATATGATTCTGAACAGCACCAATCAATCTTTGTCTATCACGCAAGGGTCGGGGGCCAATGTCACTATAGCTGCAGATAAGTCTGCAGTTATTTTAGCTGATGGGGCTGGTTCAGGGGCAGCGGTCACTGACTTTACCAGTGTTCTTGGTGGCATTACGGAGCTAGATGTTACAGCGGGTACGGTTAGTGCTAGCAAAGCGGTTGTTGTTGACAGCAACAAGGACATTACAGGTTTTAGAAATGTTACGCTCACGGGTGAGTTAGATGCTGCGACCTTAGATGTTAGTGGTGACGTTGATATTGACGGTACATTAGAGACAGACGCTTTTTCTATAGATGGTACAGCGGTATCTGCAACTGCGGCAGAGTTAAACTACAATGACACGGGCGCTGCGGTTGGAACGGTTGTTGCTAGTAAAACGGTTACGGCTGATGCCAACAAGGATGTAGCAAGCCTGCGTAACCTGACGCTTACAGGTGAGTTAGACGCAGCAACGTTAGATATATCAGGGGCGGGTGACGTTGCAGGGGCGCTGACCAACAACTCCGCAGCGGTAAAGGTCGCGGGTGTAGAAACCATTTACGTTCCAGCGGGTGCAATGTCCCCCAACACCACAAACGGTTGCGCTGGTTTGGCTCAAGTAGAACTGTCAAATGGCCCAGAACTTAGAGTGTTAGACTTTGATGCAAGCTCTGATGAGAACGCGCAGTTTACCGTGTGCTTTCCCAAGTCATGGAACGAAGGAACTATTACGTTTCAAGCGTTTTGGACAGTCACGGGAACAGATACTGGCACCGTAGCTTGGGGTTTGTCAGGCGTTTCTATTGCTGACGATGTTTCTATCAACACGGCCTTTGGAACTAACGTGGTAGCTACGGCAAAAGCCTTTAGCGGAACGTCCAACGACATGACTGTTTCTGCGGTAAGTGGCCCAGTAACTGTTGCTAGTGCTGCGGTAGATACGCAGACATACTTTCAGATCATGCGGGACGTATCGGCAGACAATCAAACAGGGGACGCTAGGCTTTTAGGGATAAAACTGTTTTACACAACAGACGCAAAGAATGATGCCTAATGACTTCTTTTGGATATGACATACTAGGGTTTGGTGTAAGCGGAGGTGGCCCTGTTACCTTAACTTCTACCGCGTTAATAAACAGCCTTAGTAATAGAAGTAACGTTACGACTTCTAGTTTTATACTTCCAAGTGGCACGTTAATTATACCTGCCGACTTTTGGCTATGGGCCAGTAGTACAGGGACGGCGGCGTTAATTGTAGACACACAAAACGCAACGATAGAAAATTCTGGAAATATTGTCGGTAAGGGCGGTGATGGTGCTGGCGGAGACGCTATTAGTATAACCGCTTCAGGCGTTACGATTATTAACAACTCTGGTGCGTACATCGCGGGTGGCGGTGGACGCGGTTCGCAGGGTAGAAATGGCTCTGCTGGTTACGGTGCTGGCGGTGGCGGTCAATCTGGAACACCAACGTTAGGGGCTGCGGGTGCTGCTGGCTCTGGAGCAAGCTCCGGTAGCGGCGGTGGTGCTGGAGGCGGCGGCGGTGCTACAACTTTTACTGGTACAGGTAGCGGTGGTCAGGGTGGCTATATACTTCCCGGATCGGGTGGTGCTGGCGGTAGTTCTGGTTATGGATCGGGTGGTGCAGGTGGTTCCGCTGGAAACGTAGGTGGAAACGGAACCCGTGGTGGTAATGACGCTGGTGGACCTCTTAACTCTAGTGGTGGCGGCGGAGGTTGGGGCGCGGCGGGGGGCGGCAACGGCATAGCTTCTTCTGGTTCTGCTGGTGGCAAAGGCATTGAATCCAACAGCAATAGTTTTACACTGACGAACAACGGTACTATTTACGGGTCACAATCGTGAGGGTGTTATGCCATTAGCCAACTTAAAATTTAAACCCGGAATTAACAAAGAAACTACTCCGTATTCTGAAGAAAACGGTTGGGTGGATTGTGACAAAGTGCGGTTTCGGTTTGGGTATCCTGAGAAATTAAACGGTTGGGAAAAAAACACCAACAACGCTTTCTTAGGAATATGCCGTGGGATGCATGAGTTTGTAGCATTGAGCGGCGAAAAGTTTCTGGGCCTTGGGACAGAATTAAAATTCTACATTAAAGAGGGTGTTGATTTTAAGGACGTTACTCCGATTAGGCAGACAACATCTGCGGGAGACGTAACCTTTTCTGCTACAAACGGCTCGTCCGTAATTACAGTAGCGGACCCTAATCATGGTTGTGTGGCTAATGACTTTGTTACTTTCTCTGGTGCGGCTTCTTTGGGCGGCAACGTCACGGCAAACGTTCTTAACCAAGAGTATCAGGTCACAGAAGTTGTGGATGGAAACACATACAAGATATCTGCGAGGACCGTCAGTACTATAGAAAGCGTTACAGTTTCTGGTGGTATAAGCGTTACTGCCGTCTCTGCTAACGCTAGTGATACGGGTAACGGTGGTAGTAGTGTTGTAGGAACCTATCAAATTGGTACGGGTCTTAATAGCTCAGTGTTTGGTACTGGTTGGGGCGCGGGAGCTTGGGGTGGCACAACTACGGGCGCTCTTACTACAACGGTAAACGAGGGCGGCACACTTTCTTCTAGTGATACAACCATCACCGTGGCTAACACTGCGGGTATTGTAGCCAGCGATATCGTTTTAATAGATGACGAACTTATTTTGGTAGGGGGTATAAGCTCTAACGACTTAACGGGCTGTACCAGAGGTCATAAAGGCACCGCCGCCGCGACACATGCAAACCAATCTTCGGTTCGACTTGCAACAGGCAACGCGCTTACAGCGGATGACTTTTCTGGCTGGGGATTGGCTCTTGTTTCAGGAACAATCACGCCCTCTGCAAACCTACGCATTTGGACACAAGACAACTTTGGCGAAGACCTGTTGTTGAACGAAAGAAACGGTAAGATTTACTATTGGGACAAAACAAATGGTGTAGGTACACGAGCCAAGTTCTTAACAGACAGCGCCTTGGGCCTCGGCACACGGACCTCGGTTCCTACTATAGCCACACAGGTTCTTTTGTCTGACCGAGACAGGCATGTGATTGCATTTGGCGCGGATAGTCTTGGTCTTACGTCCTCTTCGACAGACGGCAATGGGGTTCAAGACCCTTTGTTGATACGGTTTAGCAGTCAGGAAAACCCTGTCGATTGGTATCCTACCTCTACCAATACAGCGGGTGATTTGCGTATAAGTTCTGGCTCTAAGATTATTCAAGCACTTGAAACACGGCAACAGATACTGGTGTTTACAGACGTTTCTATTCACGCAATGCAGTTCCTTGGGCCACCGTTTACCTTTGGTATAAACTTAATCTCTGAAAACATTACTATTGCTAGTCCCAAGGCTGCGGTTGCGGTGGACGATGCGGTGTTTTGGATGGGATCGGCAGAGTTTTATGCGTTCACGGGTGCGGTTCAAAGAATACCCTGCACTGTTAGGGACTATGTATTTGATGATATTAACACTTCTCAGTCTGACAAGATTGTTGCGGGAGCCAACGTGTCCTTCTCCGAGGTGTGGTGGTTTTATCCATCTGCGGACTCAACCGAGAACGACAGGTATGTAGTTTACAATTACCTTGAGAAGCTTTGGTTTATAGGAAACCTAGCTAGAACGGCGTGGTTGGATCGTGGTATTTCTTCGTTGCCTCTTGCGGCGGGAACTAACAACTTTTTGTATAATCAAGAGGTGGGCGCACAAGATGACGGCGCGGCTATGACTTCGTTTATTGAATCGGGGGATATGTCTATTACAGAAGGCAATCAGTTTTCTTTTATTAACAGGGTAATACCGGACATTAACTTTAGAGAAACTGTTGATACGTCTTCGTTAGATTTCATCTTGGAGACCAAGAGTTTTCCGGGGCAAGCCGATCAAAACTCCTCAACAAACACTGTGTCCAAAACATCTAGTACGCCTGTAGATCAATACACGAACCAATACTTTACACGGTTACGGGGCCGTAGCTTTACACTCAAGCTACAATCTACAGATGCAAACGTCCTTTGGAGATTGGGTGTGCCTCGTGTAGATATTAGACCAGACGGGAAACGATAATGGCTACCAACACTCCTGTACCGTTCTTTCCAATACCGCCTCAACAATACCAGCAAGAGTATTTAAACGAGGTGGTTCGATCTTTCTCTGTGTTTTTGAATCAGTTCAACAACACTCAACAAGTGGCAGACGATGACACGACTGCCCTAAGCTGGTTTATGGGCTGATGGCTAACGCATATGTAAACGCAAAGGTTGATCTCACAACAACGGACGTAACCACACTTTATACGTGTGGTCAGTTTACCACTGCGATTGTAAAATCTATTGTTGTGTCTGAGGACAGCAACAACGCGGACACTTTGACGCTAACGTTGACTAGCGGAGCAAGCGTTTTTAGTTTATACAAGGACAAGGCTGTTGGGGCCAAGGGTACGGTTGAGTTATTAACGGCACCGCTTGTGGTTCAGGCAGATGAAATCTTAAAAGTCACGGCAGGGACAGCAAACAGGTTGCATGTTGTAGCTAGTATTTTGGAGATTACCTGATAATGTGCGGTCAATTCATAGTGGTGGTTTGGTATGGGCATTAACATTGGTGGCATTCTAGGCGGCATTGCTGGGGCTTTAATCCCCGGAGCGGGGTTCTTGGCTCCTGCTATTGGTGCAGGGTTAGGCACGTTAGCTGGTGGAGGAAGCTCTAAGAACGCTATTAAGTACGCGCTTTTGGCTGGTGGTGCAAACACAGCTTTTGGTGTTGGTAATGCCCTTAGAAGCACACCAATGGGTGCCTCTTTAGGTAATAAACTGGCTGAGGCTGGCCTTGGCGGTGGACCTTTAGCGGCAGACGGGACTATAGGCGCTAAATCGGCAGCGAAGAAGGGCTTGCTTTCAAACCCCTTCGTTCAAGCGGGTATTCTAACGGCGGCAGTAGGGAAACCAGAGCAACCTACTACCTACACAGGCACTGGAAATTCTGAGGGATACGATGGATCAAGCATCGACAGGTCTGGGTTTTTAGACAACCTCTACGCAAGTCGGTTCGATGGCACGAGGTTTAACACCGCTGCAGAACGGGACGAGTACGACAGGAATATGGAAGATGGGGTGGGTATTAACCCTCCTACACAATACGCGGCAAGGGGTGGCCTAATGGGTGGCCTAATCGAAGGCCCCGGAACAGGGACTAGTGATGATATCCCTGCAATGATCTATCAGGATGGCAAGCCCGTTCAGGAAGCAATGCTTTCAAACGGAGAGGTTGTTCTGTCTCTAAAGGACTTGAGAAACATAGGTGGCGGAGACGCGGAGAAGGCAGGCAAGATGATTGGGGATGCTCCCAATGGCACCCGAGGAGCGGTAGCCGCCAAGCTATTTAGAAACATGCAGGAATTTAAAAATGTCTGAAACTGTAACACAGATTAGCAGGACCGAGATTCCTGACTACCTTCGCAAGTATCAAGAAGAGATACTTACTCGGGCGCAGGCTTTAGGCAAGGACGCTGGGTTTGTTCTGCCAGAATATAATGTTGCAAGTCGAAGTCCTCTTCAGCAAAAGGCATCTGACCTTACGGCTTCCGGTCTAGGCGCGTATGCTCCCATGCTGCAGGCGGGAGCTAACACATTGGGCGCTGGCATCGGCACCATGTACGGAGGTGCAGGCGCTCTTGGTCAAACTAACCAAGCAATCAGCGGTGTTCAGGGCGCGGTTGGTCAAGGGTACTCGGACCTTGCAGGAACGGGCGCACAGTTTGATCCAAGTGGCATTCAACAGTTTATGGACCCATATGAGGATCAGGCTGTTCAGCAAGCCATGATGGACATTCGCCGTCAGGGTGAGCAGCAACGTGCTGGCATTGACGCTCAAGCTACTGCGGCTGGAGCTATGGGCGGGTCACGACAGGCTGTCCGTCAGGGTCAGTTGGACGAGAGTATTCTAAACCAGCAGGGCCGGACTGCGGCTGGCATGCGACAGGCAGGTTACGAGAGTGCTGCAAGACGTGCGCAAGGGGCGTATGAACAGGCTATGGGCCGTCAACAACGCGCAGCTTTGGGTGGCGCACAGATGGGCATACAGGGCGGTCAGACGGCGGGGCAGTTGGGTCTTGGCATGGCTAGTCAATACGGTTCCTTGGGCCGTGGGCTTGGGTCCTTGGGCATGCAACAAGCGCAGCTTGGCGAGGCGGCTCAGGGTCTTGGGTTTAAAGACATTAACATGCTTAGTACGATGGGCGGTCAAGAGCAGACGCAGCAACAAGCCATTCTTGATGCTACCCGTCAAAATCAATACCAGAACGTTATGGCTCCGTATCAGCAGCTTGGGTTCTACTCGGACATTTATCAGGGCATGCCCACGGCGCAGCAGACATTCTCGCAACAACAGCAACCAAGCCCGAGTGCAATCTCTCAGATCGGTGGCCTTGGCTTAGGTCTATACGGTTTGCAACAGTCAGGCATGTTTAACTAGGAGGTTCGTCATGAACGTATTAAACCGGAACATGTTCAGGAACCGTGATTCTCGAAACAGGCTGGCTCAAATGGGTGGCATTCTTAGCTCGTCACCGGAGCTACAGGAAACAGCCATGACGTTTGCGAACGGTGGTGGTGCTGATTTAGACACGAAGTTTATTCTTACGAACATACCAGAGTTAGGTATTCGTGAGGGGCAGTTTGTAAAAATCTCAGGCAAAACTTTGGAGGGGTTAAACAACGCCATTCCTGAAGTTATGGCACGGCATGGGGATAAGGTTAAGTCCGTGGAGCTTATGATGGACGAGCGCAACTCTGCGCTTGTTGCATTAGCGAGAGAGGGCGATGCTTTAATTGGCACTAGGGTCAACCGTTTGTTGGAGCAACGCGCAGCAGATAGTGCTGCAGCCCCTGACTTAGCCCCTGTTCCTATTCCTCCTGAGACAGCACAGATAAGTTCTCCGTCTACACAAGCTAACATTGCGTCTATAAACGGGGTGGATATTGAGACTGTCCGAAGGATTAGAGACTCTGATGCAAAAAGATCGGAGGCTGCTTTAATTGAAAGCCTAGCGCCTAACAATGCACAGGGACAACCCGGAGGTATTCTTGGTGCAAAGTATCCTGAAGGCAGGGGGTCTTATTCCACGAGTATTGCGGAGGCTCTTTTAAACAGCGATCCTTTCAGCGGTGAGTTGTCTCCGTCACAGATAGCCCGTAATCAAGAAACGCTTAGGAACACGTTAAGACGGGAAGAGATTGCGCAGCAACGGGCTGACAGCATTGAAGCCGGAAGAATAATGCGGGATGCAGCGGACACACGCGAGGCGTTTAGTGTTCCGCTTGAGTCGGGCATAGCGAAGGCTGTTGTTCCAAAAAGTGTGTTGAGCGGTGAACAAAACGCTATCCTTAACGCCATTGATGAGTTTAGTCTCCCGTCTAAAAATGAACGGGTGGTTCCAACAAGTGAGGCTGTTGTTCCGGAAAATGTGTTGAGTAGTGAACAGCTTGCTGTCCTTAACGCTATTGATAAGTTTAGTCTCCCCTCCAGTACTAAGCAGGTGGTTAAATCTCCTGCTGAAGAATTAATTGGTGTTTCCGGTCCGTTGCCCGAAGCATTTACTGGGACTGAAACGGAGAACAGGGCCGCTGATGCTGCGAACGCTATTGCTGCATTAACTAACACGGCAGAGCCTGAAGTGGTTGTTCCAAAGGCTGTTCCAACTACTGAAAGCAGATTATCCGATGTTGAAAATGCAACAGCAATTAGAGATGCGGCATTAGAAACGTTTATAATGCCAGACGTAACAGAGGATTCCGCCATTAAAACCACCTCGGATGTTCCCGAAGGGGTCGTAGGAGCAAAGGTTGAAGCAGTCCCTGAAGTGGTTGAAACAGCGAAGCCTGAAAATAAAAAAGGTCATCCGCTTTATGGAACGTTGCCTCCTTTTTTAACCAATACATTAGATGCTATCGCAGAAACTACTGGAGTAGATGTAAGAAAAATAGGCGATGGCGCTTTATCTAACCCACTTTATGGTGATGTTGATCAAGAAATAGCTGACGCAACGGATAAGGTGGTTCGTATTATTCAAGGCAGGGATGTAAAAGGTGTTTCTAAATCGGTTGGAGACGCAGACCAACAACTAGCCGAGGAGCAAGTCTCCGCGCAAGACTCGGCTGAGGATTTGTTGAAAGAACTTTCTGCGGAAAGGGCTGCTAACCAACAAGAACAGCGTCAGGTAGAAATGGAAGCGGAAGGAGACAAAAAGGTTGTTTCACCTCCTGTAGCCCCTAAAATCGCACCAGCGGTTACAGAAAAAATTACTACGTTAGGCGAAGAGGCAGACTTGGGCAAAGGCTTTGGTGGTGACGGCAGCATTGGAGACTTAACCAAGGATTATGTAAAGCTGCTCAAGAGCCTGCTTGGAGAGTCGGACGAGGACAAGGCTGCGCGTAAGGGCGAGTTGTTCATGCTTATGGGTGCGGCGTTGATGTCGGGCAAGTCTTCGAATGCCCTGACCAATATCGGTGATGCCTTGCAGATCGGTGCTAAGGCCGCGATCCAAGACCGCACCACCCGCAAGAAACGTGATGACACCATCGGTCTCAAAGGGCTTGAACTAGCGGTAGCGGAAGAGGGACGTAATGAGGCTGCTAGGGTAAGAAAAGAAGACAGGACACAGAAGTTAGATGATGCAAAAGATTTAGCTTTGTATAGGGCTGGTCTTAAACCAGCAAAAGAGTTTCTTGAGACACCTACGGGCAAGCTAATGAAAGAAGTTTATGTTAAAATCCTTTCGGACGGTTTAGCACAGAGTCAACAATTAGATGTAGTTCGTAAGAACGCATTCGATGCGTTAGGTACGTTTAGTGAAGATGCTCAAGGCGCATTTAGAAGGGCCGCTATGTTTGCGGAACAAGCTGTTATTGGGCAATCCCAAACTGGTTCTCAAGATTTCGCTGTGGATGAAGAAACTGAGGGTTAAAGCATGGTTACTTTTGAAGAGTTAAGGCAAGCATCAAACGAAGCTTACCAAGCTGGTGAAGTAGAAAGAGCCAAGCGGATTAAGGCTGATGCTCTTCAAGCTAGGGAGTTTGAGACACTACGTTCTCAATCGAACGAAGCTTACCAAGCTGGTGATAAAGAGTTGGCTGTCGATCTAAGGGATCAGGCTCTTTCTATCCAGAAGGGTATGACCGAATCTGCCTTTACTGGAATAGGTCGGGGCATTAAGGCTGCGCCTGTTACAATCGCTCAAGGCTTGTTAGAATCGGGAGCCGCTGCATATGATGCAGCAATGGATACAAACTATGCGTCTAGTGTCTCTGATAGCTTTGAAGAATTTAAAAAAGAAAACGATCTTAATCCCTACACAGCAGCGGGACAGATAACCGAAGAGATTGTTTCTTTTGGACTTGGGTTTATACCAATAGCTGGCTGGCTTGGACGAGCTAACTCTGTAGCGAAAGCGGCAAAAGCAGGTAGGACCATCGCTAAACCTAAGAGTGGGTTTTTTAAATCTGCAGATAGCTTCGGCAGAAGTTCCACAGGAAAAGCGTTGCTTGGTAGCAGAGCTAAACTCGCGGGGGCCACGGCTCTTGGAACGGTAGGTTATGAGACTCTGGTAACTCCATCCAACAGGGCAACGTTATCAGATACCTATGATGTGTTGCCAGACTTTTTACGAACAGAGGCAGACGTTGGATTAGAGGGAAGCGAAGAAGCGTTTCGTAGGTTACGCAACAAGTTACGTCGAGGCACAGAAAGCGGAATCATGAGCCTAGCTTTTGATACTGCTCTTCCTGTAGTTGGCGCAACCGTTCGAGGAGTGGGTTCCCTCCCTGTTATTGGCGATGCTGCGTCTGCCGTTAGTCGAGCTACAACAAATGCTTTTACGATAGCCTCTACTTATTTAGGAAGCACTCGGATTGGTGAGGGGATCGGCAAGGGATATAATAAATATCTCAAGGCCAGCGGTGGTGCCGACAGCCAGATTTTTGAAAACTTGCAAGATGAAATATCTACTAGCGAGGAAGCTCGTAGACAGGGGGTTCAATACTTCTCTGCGTTTGATAATGCTACGTCCAGCTTTATTGATGCTTTAAAACTTCCTAAGTTTCGACGGCAAAAAGCAACAAGAGCTAGGGCTGCATTAGAAGGGTTTTTAAACGGAGACTCAACTGCCTTAGATGGTTTTTCCAAGCAAGCTCAACGGGCTGGTGAAAAACTATTAGACCTTAATCTTCGCATGCAAGATGATATGCTGTTTGATATAGAACGCAGTCTGCGATCTATCCCTATTAGGATGGGCGGACAACAAGCCACGGCTGCAATGCAAGCTAAGAAAGAGTCTTTAGAAATAGCCCGTGAGGAAATATTAAAAAACCAAAAAGCACAAAGGGTTTACTTGCGTAGACGATTTGATGTTCATGAGAACCCTGTTAGTTTTTATTCTAAAGGCATTGATCCGGACAGCGCCGTATACAAGGAAGCTCTAAACGAGATTAAAACAAACCTTCGAAACCAAAATCTGGGATTGAGCGAACAAGGGTTGGAGCAAGAGGCGCGTAAAACCCTGTTTAGTTCCCTTGGTATGGAGTCGGTGTATCACGGCATGGACCCCAAGGCAGCGGCTAAAGTTATGGTTGAGTCATTAAAGAAAGGCCGTGCAGACAACGTAAGGTTGGGCGGTCCTCTTCTTGATGTGGCTGATGATATGTTTATTAAACGTAAACCTCTGATGGATGCGTCCCCTAACCTACAAAAGTTAATGGGTGTACGAGACGATCTCAAAGAAAATTTTATTTTTACAATAGACAACCTTGCTCAAACAAGCGGGGGCCTACGGTTCTATCGTCAGATGGCACAAGACCCTGCTCTAACAAAGTCTCAGGGAGTGGGACTTGATTTACTTCGCAGTGGAGGTCGGCCCTCAGTCATAAAGCTAGATGAACTCGGAGAGATGCAATCGACCACCGCACCTAGCAGCTTTGGAAGCATGGCAACCAGAGAGAGTATTGAGGGTGCAGAAAAAGAATTGCAGACTTTGGGATACGTTAAACTAGGAGAGTTTGACAACGCTGCTACATTTAACGGATCGTATGGCGATCTGTCAGGGGCGTATGTTGCGCCTGAGATAGCGGATGCAATATCTGTTGGCGCTCGTATGGGTCAAAGCCCGATGAATGAAGCGGCTGCTTTAGCCGTTCAAGCCAAGGGTCTCGTGCAGAAGTTGGCTATTATTCCAAACCCTCTTTCACAAATAAGAAACATTTTGGGCAACATGCAGATGCTTGCTGCAAACGGTTTGTTTGGACGGGACATGGATTTTGTAGATGCAGCACGAATGCACTCTGGAAACTTAGCAACGTTGGACGAAGAGGGCGTTCAAAGTATGGCTCGTATGATGGGCGAGATGGGAGTTCGAGACTCTAGCCTCTTGGTTAAAGCTGTGAAAGAGTTGCAATCGGTTGGTAAAGACTTGAGTGTTGCTGGTAAAGTTGGCGAAGTCTCAACCAAGTTTTTTGACAGCCTTCCTTTAATGAAGTTTTTTGAAAAAACTTATTCTGAATCTGACTCTTTCTTTAAAGTCATGAGTGTTTTGGGTGAGCGATCTCGCTATGCTACAGCTATTAGTAAGGCGGTGGATATTGAGGACGCAGCAATGATGTCTTCTGTTCAACGGGAATTGATAGATCAAGGTATTGCTAAACGCAGCACAAACTCTCGTGGCGACATGTTGTTTTTAGATGTTCTTGCGGCTGATACTGTTAAGGACACGATGCCAATATACTCTCGTGTTGGTTCAGCGGTGAAGGCCTTGGACAAAGTTCCCTTCTTGGGTAGCTTTACTTCGTTTGCATCAGAAAATATTCGCAACTCTGTAAACACCATGACTAGAGGCTTAAAGGAACTAAGCTTCAAAGCGTCTGACCAGTTGAAACAAGAGATAGGTGAGCAGAAAGCCCGACAGCTTGAACGTTCTATGAGGGCTATTGGATCACAGAGATTGACCTCATACATCTCTGTTGCTGGTATCGCTCCGTATGCTGCAACTCAAGCATCCATGAGAGCAACAGGCACAACTCAAGAGCAGATGGACGCGGCTCAAACTCAACTGGCTCCATACACTGCGGGTCATCAGTTCATTGTTTTGAACAACGACCAACGCGGCAAAATGCAGCTTGTAGATCAGAGTTACGTTGCTCCGTATTCGTTTGTTTACGATCCTGTTCGTGCGGCTCTTAGGGAATACTCTGAGAAAGGTGAGCTAGACAAGGGTGCAGCGGAGCGTATTGCATCGGGAGCATGGGCTGGTTTGACATCCTATGCAGAGCCGTTTGGGTCTGAGTCTATGGCTTTCGAACGTCTGCGTGATTCTCTGCCCTCTGATAATCCAATCGGTCGTGGCGGTAAAACTTCATTGGGAACTCCAATATGGAGAGACAGTGATCCCTTGGGGGATAAGGTAGCTAAGGGCGTAACTCATGTTCTTGGAGGATTTATACCTGCATATGTTAAGATGTTTGGCGAAGAACGTAAGGGTGAGTTAGAAGAAGGGCGTTTAGTTCGTTCTATTACTGGCACCCCCACTGCGCAGGGACTTCAATACACTTCTGAAGAAGAGTTGGCCCGTATAATATCAGGGTTTACGCCCATCACTCTTGATCTCCGAAAGGATTTTAATTTTAAGGGCAAAGAGTATTTGAGCTTGCGTTCTAGCGCCAAGACTGCAGCTTCTCGCGCCATCAGGGACAACGATACAACGTCCCAAGAGATGATAAGTTCGTGGAACTCTTACTTGAATAATCTGTATCGGGATCAAAGCAAACTTTATGCCGACATAAAAGCAGCTAAAAAGATTGGTCTATCTGATCCCGAGATACGAAAAAATCTCGTGCAAGTAGCGGGGCTTGGTCGAAGAGAAGCAACTATAATCATGCGAGGGGAGTTTGCTCCGGGGCTTGCAAGCAGAGACTTAATAAAAGACATCAACCTTGAGGTTCGAGAGGGCCAAGCAAGGGTGACTGATAACCCTCCATATGCAGATTTTAATAGGCTGTCAAACGAACGCAGGCTTATGCCTCTAGCTGAACGCACAGAGGAGCCTGTGGAAGTGCCTGTAGAGGCTGCTCCTGTAGAAATGCAGGTTACCCCTCCTGTTGCAGCTAACCCCGCTCCTACGGTCCCTGCAGCGGCTCCAGTGCAGCAAGCGGATACAGGCTTGCGTCAGTTCATTCCGTCTACGTTACTCGGGGACTTCCGCAATATCGACATTGCCCGAAGACTTGGGATGGGACAGTAGATTTAGCGTCTCAAAGGCGGGATTCCCTATATATATATTAATAGGAGATCCCGCCTTTGAGAGCGTTTTTTTACCCTACCTCGCCCCAGTTACTACCCAACTCCTCATCCACCTTGGACGGTACTTTCAGAACGTCATCAAGACCGTGCTCCATGATCTCGGTAATGCGTGACGCCTGCTTCTGATCCTGTACCGAAAAGCACAGTTCGTCATGCACCGTGAGCGATGGAACCAGACCCTCGTTATAGCAATCCAACATTGCCCGTTTGGTTTGGTCGGCGGCTGATCCTTGGATCAACTTGTTGAGTGCCTTGTATGTAAACGCCCTGCGTAAGTTCATGCCGTGCTTTTTCTGCGCATCCTCTAACGGGAGCGGCTTCTCATACCCATAGGTGCGCGGCTCCCATAAATGGAAGCGGCACCGCCTACCAAGCAACGTGCGTATCGAACCATGCTTGGATGCCTGTACCGATGCCAGTTCCGCAAGCCCTTTAACAAACGGCACCTTCGAATGGTGCGTAGCCAGCAATGCCTTGGCCTCGTCTGGCGTGATCGACAACTGAGCAGCCAGCTTTGCAACTCCCATGCCATACATGATCCCAAGGTTCACAGTCTTAGCTTGCTTGCGTGTAATCCCTGCGAAGTCTGCCACCATCTGGTGCAGATCGACATCCCCCGAATGGTACTCTTTAACAATCTGATCCACCATGTCATGCCTATGCACACCGGACACGCTTGCCGCAAAGTGAACCAAGAGCCTTGGCTCCTGACTAGCATAATCAAACGAACCCCACTGGCATCCGTCCTCCGGAATGAACAAGCCTCGTATCAGCTTCTTGATGTCAGGGTCACGCGCAGGGATTTGCTGCAGGTTCGGGTTTGAGGATGAGAACCGTCCGGTTACCGTGCCTCCGTCATCGCTCCGTAGTTGGTGGAACTCGCAGTGTATGCGGCCCTTGTGACTGTGCCGCTGTATGGTTTCAATAAACGTACCGTCTGCCTTGTCAAACTCGCGCAGTTTAACGATAGCCTGAGCCACTTCGTTCGGGTGAGAGGACAGGTACTGTTTGGTGAAGGACGGTGCGCCAGCTTCCGTGCTTGGATACGATAGGTCCAAAGCCTCAAAGACTTTCTTCACTGACTCTGCAGCCCACGGTTCTATCTTCACCCCGCTCTTGTGTTTGATAAAATCTTTCAGCTTCTTGACTTGCTTTCGCAAGCCATCCCTAGCTTGATCCGCCTTGTCCAGATCAACACGCACCCCGTTCTTACGCATCTCTAACATCAAAGGTATGAGGCCCGTTTCGAGATCAAAGATTGCGCCCAAGTCTTGTTCGCCAATCTCTATCTTGAGCCGATGCCAAAGCTTCAACGTCATGATTGCGTCCTGCTCTGCATACGCACCAACGTACATCGGAGGCAGACGCCACATCTCTGACTTAGGATCAAGGCCAAAGTCTTTTGCCGCAGCGCGTAACATCTTCTCGTTCTTACGCATGTCAATCCAATCGCGGCCTAGATTGTTGAGGCTGTAAGAAAACCTGTTCTCATCTATCAAAGGAGCGGCAACCATCGTGTCGATGATCCGGCCCTGTACCTCTATGCCCTCCGCGTATAGCCAACCTGCATCATAGGTTGCGTTGTGCATGATCTTATCAATCCGAGGTGTAGCCATCTGCTTTTTAAACCAGCGCAGCGTCATCTTAGGATCAAGATTGTGTCCGTTCTGGTGACGAATAGGAAAGTAGCCAGCGTAATCCCCCGCTGCTACCGCAATGCCCACGATATTCCCGTCACCCCTAGCCCATCCGGGGCCAAGGGTGGTAAGGTTGGGGTCTCTTGTCTCAAGGTCCACGGCTATTTCTTTGTAGCCTGTCAGATCAGGAAACTCGAACGGGATGTTCCAATCGGGGTCCAAGTTATCCATTTCCATTCGCTCAAGGAAGCTTATGGTCTTATCTTTTTTAGCCATTTAATTTATCCGCCATATTCTTGATGAGATTTAAAGCTTCTCTTGTTGTAAGCTCTTTGCGTATGACTTCTTTACCATCAACCCAACCGTACAAAACAACCCCTTCGTTCTCCTTGCGAACGTCCACAATCTTAATCACAACATATACCTGTATCGCTTGTCGGATTCCAGAATGTGTAGGTTCTCTTTGGTCCTAGTCACGGCAACATAAAACACCCTATGCTCCGCGTCTGGGTTCTTCCCTTCCAGACAAGCCTTCGTGGACCCTAGATACACCAAGCAATTCTCGTCCTCCCCACCCTTCATAGCATGGATGGTTGAGATTTTAATACGAGGCGTGTCAGTAATTCTTTCGCCTCGTGCCTCAATCGACTGTATGTATAACCTGTCTTCCGTCCCGAGGTTCATTACGTCCGTAGCAGGTCGATCTATCGGAGCAACCAAACCAAACTCAGAAACAAGTTCGTCGTATGAAAGCATAGCGTCATCCGCTGCAGCATCCAACAACCCAGTAGCACCCCGCTTAACAACCCGATAGTCCCCCATCTTCGGAACGTTCTTATACAACTCCTTAACACGCATGCGACTGACGCGCTCTCCAGCTTGCAGCTTCCGCCATACGTCAATACCATCAGCCACTGCTTCGCTCACGCTTGACCGACCGCGAAAGCTATACAGGTATCCATACTCCCTGACCTGCTTTGCCATGTCCCAAGCATAGGAGTTGGTACGTGCCATCAAGGTCCACGATCCCTCATCCATAGGCACCGTCTCAAAGTTCATGTGGTACGTGACCTTACCCTCTCGCTCCGTTGGTTCGAACTCCTTGGAGATGCGATTGTCTATGCGCTTCACAATGCGTTGGGACAGATCATGCACTACCCGTGGCATCCGGTGCGACTGACTCAACACAGTCTGTTTATTAGATGCTGACAAGAATTTGTTTACATCAACGCCTGTCCATTCGTGGATAGCCTGATCGTCATCCCCTGCAATGATAGTTCGCTTGGCATGCTCCGACATCTTTGAAACCATCTGCCACTGTGACGGCGTTAAGTCTTGGGCCTCGTCAACAATCAATACGTCTAGCTCCGGAGGAATAACAATCTCTACATACCGAGAAATAAAATCCCCAAAGTCTAGCTTGGCTTCCTGCGTCTTGTACTTGGTCAGTGTGGCCTCGACATTCTGCAGCTTGGAAAAGGCAAGACTATGGTTGCCCGAATCATTGAACTCCTGCTCAAGAGAAACCAATCGCGACCGCGCTCTGTCGATTATGTTTAAGTACTGAGCGCCGGACCCTGAGAGCATTGTTTTAGGCAGACCGTCTGCCACATCAACCCCGTCCTTCGCCAAGAGATCAAGACGCAAGATGCCCGATAGCTTCCTGTAGTCATCAGCCCCCATAACATCAGCCGTCTGCAGACCAAGGCCGTGAAAGGCCGTGGCATGCAACGTCCTGCAATGCGGCAACTCCTTTGGCTTGAGGTTAAACTTCAAGCAAGCCCGTTCCATCGCTTCCTGAATTGACTTGCGAGTGAACGAAACAAACGCAAATCTATGGGGCGCACCGCCATCCTCAAAGTAATCGTTCACCCGCTCCATCAACGTGTAAGTCTTCCCAGTTCCGGGCGGTCCCAGTATCAGTTCACTATTCGTAATCATCTTCCCTAGCCCTTTCGTTTACCCATTGTTCCACTTCGCTCAGAACCCAACGCTTGGTCTGTCGCTGCTTGGGGTTCATAGGCCCAAGCATTATGGGCCGTGGAAATTGGCCCAGTTTTACCCACTTGTAGAGAGTTGAGGTCGATACTCCCAAAAGCTTTGCAACCTCAGACACCCTTAACAAACGGTTAGAAGGGGATGTCATTTGGAATCTCCTTTACATCTAATTCTACATCCGTTTCCTCGAACGCAGGCACACGCCAAACACGCGCCGTTGTTCTCTTTCCATCAGCCTTGCGATAGTTCAGCTTGTACTCTGCATCCTTACCACCGTTCAGCTTCTTTAACGCTTCCGTAACCTCGGCCCTTGTGTAGTGAGTGAAGTTTCGATTGCGCAAATACTCCATGAGACCCGCGATCATGAACGAGGTAAACCCGTCCTCGGTCCACGGCTTCCCATGCGTAACCTCTTCTGCCTGTACCGCCCGTATCCTACTGGTGCAGTACATGCGTAGATGATCTTTAAACTGTCCCGAGTAAGTTAGCTCTTCCGGAACCTCTATGCGTGTGGAGTTCACCATCAACGCAGAGATCAACATCTGCCATTTTGCAGGGCGCATAGTGGGCGGCATAATACTAAGCTGATCCATGCATGCCCGTTGAAACAGCGTCTGGTTCTGTAGCTGCTCCGTTGATAGCTGCACCCTACGCCCTGTCACATCCAAGAAATGCAAACGAGGTTCCGACAGCATGGTTACAAGACCGCCCAACTTGGGCGCGTCCGGCATGTCATCCCCCACACCATACTTTCTGGTGCGGCATACGTCCGGATCACAGTAGCTTTTGATTGGCTCTTGCTTGCAAGTGTAGAAATAATCTTTCTTGCCTACCGATTTCTGCAGCGCAGACATCTCAGAAGCAGGAAGAGGCTGGTCCGTTAGCTCCCTGTTCATCTGCTCTAGCTTCTGAGGCCAATCATCGGCCCACTTCTTACGGCAGTACACCCCGCAGTTGAAGAGAGTTGTGTTCCTATCACTTGCGATTGCACCCTGAGAACACATGTGCTGCAAGCATGGTGGTCCGTCAAAGAAATCTTCCTTGCCCCCAAGTCTCAAAGCTTCCAGAGTATCTATCGTGGTGACAGACTTCTCTGCATGATCCAAGAAATCGTCTAACTCCAACGCCTCAACCTTGCTATCGAAGCAGTATCGAACCGTCTCCTCTGCCTTAAAATACGGCAGGTTAATAAAGTTACCAACGTCCCCTTGCTCAGATAATATCGTGTCTTGTTTGGGGAAAATCTCTGACCCAGAGAAACCCAACGCAATAGACATCTCGGTCAGGAACTCTCGCACCACCGCCGCTGGCTCCCGTTGCTCAAGAAACAAATACAAATGCGCCCCGCCCGACTTCGAACGGCAGTGAGACAATGGGAACTTTAACTGTGCAATCTTTTGTTGAAGCTGTTTGTGATCCAGATCGTAAACGTCAATGTCAATGCAACCAAAGCGGCATGCGTTGTCCTCGTCTATCGGTATGGACCCGACACCTAACGAGCCATCTAAATGCTCCTGCATAGCCTCCTCGGTAATCGGATCACGCACAATCCAACTATCGGCTTCGGTCTTACCGTTCCGTCCCACACGTTTTATTTTTGTAGAGCCATACGCCACCCGCGAACCCGCGAAGATAGCCAGCATCCTACTAGCTTGTGTCATTGCGATAATCCTTGAGAAAGTGAGGAGCGTTTCGCAGTGCGAATCCTAGCCCACGCCCCTCTAAAGCAGCCTAAAACGGGATGTCTTTGTCCCGTTTATCGGAAGGCGGAGTTGCGGAGGTTTCACCCTCCGGTGCTGCTTTAACTTCACCCGCTGCAACAGACTGCCTAAACAGCCTTGCCTCTTGCAACAGGTCTCGCTCTTTAACCAAGCCTTCTTTCTCAACGGCCCAGTTATTCCAAGTCCCTTGGTCATTGCTCTCCTCGACAGAGCGTAGACGCCAGACCGTGGCAAAGACCGCCGGAGTAACCATCGCACCGGACTTGGGATGCTTGACTTTCTGCATGGCGATCTGCGTTTTCCAACGGCGGCTTACTTTGAGTTGAGTAGACTTCATGTCTACCACTGCAGGTTGGTAAGAGCCGTCATCATCTACAACCAACACGAAATGCTGGTCAGACTTCACCAGTTCATTGCCGCTCGGCAGCATCTCCTTGGACCCCGACCGTGTTGTTTGCGTCAGGACAGGATCATTCGCGGCAATCTCACCTTGAAAACCACCGCCCAACTCTCGCGGCACGAACTCAAGGTACTTGGTGCATTGGTAACAAGGGATCACACGTATCCCCTCCTCCCCGTTCCACACCTGAGATGTGACGTTGTTAAACGCATCACCTTGCTGCGCACCCTCAATGTGTTCAGCATTGCGCTTGTTTAACTGTGGAGACATAGCCTGAAGCAACCGGACAAACGGTATCTGCATCTCGCTACTGTCAAATGAAGCACCTTCACCCGCAGTGTCAAAGATATCGTCCATTACATCTGTGCTTAACTCTGCACTTTTTTTATTTGCTACCGCGTTACCCATTTTTTTTCTCCTGCTCTTTAATCTGTCGCTCAATTTCCCGATCTTCAAGAGCGTCTTCTGCCTTTTGAATCATCTGATCCTCAATGGCTTGGTCCTCATCAAACTCCGGCTCGTCATTGTCCATGAATCCACCGTACTCATCGGTGTATTCCTCACCGTCTTTTTCCATCTGCTCAATGAGCATCTGTTTAATAGCACCCATTATGCTTTCCTCCGGATTTCTGCTGCGTTTGCGATGAATGCCCCAAACATGTCGAGGTCAATAGGCTTCCCGTCCGTCACGCGCTCTTTGATAAACGCCTTCAATGTGGAGGGATGAACGTGGGTCTTGGTGTTCGGTTCGAAACCACGATCATTTAAGATGCCAACAACATCCTTTGCCATGTTGTCTTGGCCCTTGCCAAACGAGCATATGACATCGTTCTTTATAATGTCATCTAGCCCCTGCTCCCGAAGCCACGTATAGGCTTCCTCTCTTCGCGCAACTGGGATGCTGGCGTGAACCATCATCTTACGCTGCACAGTCAAGCCGTCTACATCAAGACGCTCAACTCCCATCTCATCCATGAGTGATGGTATTTGTTCGACCGATAGCTTGTGCTTCTCAGCCTTCAATGCTTTCAAGTGCGCCTCGGCATCGACCATCTGGTCTTCGATCCCGCGCATTGTACGCACTAGATCACTGAGGTTTTTCCCAGTGTCCGTGTCAACTCCAGCCAACGCTTGGCCTTCGTCAAACATGTCATCAAAAATATCGTTCATAAGTTCATCCTCTTCAGGGTTGTGGTTGACGGGTCAGATTATTATCTGTAAAACAATAACCAATCCGTAAAATAGACAATAATGGAGGACGTCATGGATTTCAAGTACAATTTTAAAAAAAATCCGTTCGACCATCAAAGGGATGCGTTGACGGTTGGTCTTACCCGCCCAGAGTTCGGGTACTTTATGGAGATGGGAACCGGAAAGTCTAAGGTTCTCATAGATAATATGGGCATGCTGTTTCTAAGGCATGACATAGACTTCGCCTTGGTCATCGCACCAAAGGGCGTGTATCGAAACTGGGTAGAGAAAGAAATACCTGAGCATATGTCCGATAGCGTGGACTATCGCGTAATACGTTGGGTTACAGGCGGCAACAAAAAGCAACAGGAAGAAATGAGATCGGTCCAAGAACCGTTCGAGGGCCTGACGATCTTCGTTATGAACGTCGAGGCTTTTAGTTCCGTCAAAGGCAGAACCGCAGGGGAATGGTTTGCTAAACGCTTTGGGTCCCGTGGTCTTATAGCCGTGGATGAAAGCACCACCATCAAAAACCCCAAGGCCAAACGAACCAAGGCCCTGCTCAAGATTGCTCAGAACTTTAGATATAGGCGGCTGCTCACCGGATCACCCGTCACCAAAAGCCCGATGGATATCTGGTCACAAGCGGAGTTCCTACGGTCGGGACTCATGGGCTTCGAATCATACTGGGGTTTCCAAAGCCGATACGCCGTCATGCAAAAGGTCAAGATGGGTGCCGCTGCTTTCACGCAGATACTAGGTTATAAAAACTTGGATGAACTAACCGACCGGATTGATTCGTTCTCCTTTCGGGTACTCAAGAAAGACTGCCTAGACTTGCCTGAGAAAATATACACGGTGCGTAACGTAAGCATGACCCCCGAGCAACGGCGCATGTATGAAGAGATACGAGCAAACGCTATGGTCCTATTCGAAAACGGCGATATGACCACGGCCCCCGCTGTAATCACCCAACTCCTGCGCATGCAACAAGTTATGTCAGGCCATCTTAAAACAGATGATGGTGACATGATAACCTTTCCCTCAACCAGACTAGATGCGCTGCTTGAAATAGTAGAAGAGCACCAAGGCAAAGCCATAATCTGGTCACGGTTTAGACACGACATCAAAGCTATCACCGAAGCCCTCAACAAAAGATTTGGGGATGGTTGTGCCGCCTCATACTTCGGTGACACGTCCGACGATAAGCGAAGTCAAATCGTCAGGGACTTTCAGCATGGTGACACGATCAGGTTCTTCGTAGGCAATCCCGCAACAGCAGGGTACGGTCTGACATTGACCGAAGCTAACCTCGTGGTCTACTATGCTAACGACTTTAACCTCGAAACTCGGATACAATCAGAAGACCGCGCTCACCGCATCGGGCAACATAACCCAGTAACATACGTCGATCTAATCACAGAGAAAACAATCGATGAAAAGATCGTTAAATCTTTGAGAAGCAAGATCGATATCGGTGCCGTGGTCCTTGGAGAAAAAGCAAGAGAATGGCTGACCGTATAAAAAAACCCGCAACCCATGAAGACGTCATCGAAACAATGGTGGACTTTAAAAAAGGGTTGCGGACCCTCGACACTGGGGCCACGGTCCTGTCGGAACAAACAGGCTTGACCGAAGATATCGCAAGGGCTTATCTAAAAGGGTTAAAGAAATCTAGCCTCAACGTCACACAGATACGAGGTTACAGTAAAGAAAAACCAGAGGCCCTTGCTGGTAAGAAGGGCAAATGGAACGAGGCCCGACGATAAAATCGGGCCTCGCTCTGTCGTTTATAGAAGAAAAAAAACTTACATCACTGCATGCTTTTCACGACTCATTCAGCTTCAATGCTTTCAAGTGCGCCTTGGCCCATTGCCGATGTCGTTCCTCCTTAACCTTGTTTATAATCAACGATAATTGTTGAAGCATCGACCGCTTTTCTTGTGCAGCAATCTCTCTAAGGGTTTCTAAATCCTCAGCCATGATCGTCACCGTTGCGTATTTTTTATCCTTAGCCTTCTTCAATCGACTTCTCCATGTCTATTACTTCCTTTGATGTCGGAGGAAAGAACGGCGCAGAGGTCAAGGCCCATCGAACAAACGACCCCCTAGCAGAAAGCCCCGGACGCTGGTGCGTAATGCTCTTCACAACCCTGCCTTGGTTAAACAAACGGTGCAAAGAATTGCTCACCATTTGACCATCTATTTCATGGTCCTCCTGCAGTTCATACGCTATCTCCCCACACAACCAAGCGTCCTCGTTCACATCGTCGTGCGTCTCACTTAGTATATCTAGCACCAAGCGATCAACCTCGTCTGAATCCATAACACGCCTTGCGGGTTCCTGTATTGGGGCAGGAGCCGTGCCGTTTGCTCCTGATCCAACGGCCCTCCAAGGAGTTCGGTCCCTCTGCTCGTGGGCGTTTGGTACAACCACAAACGTTTGAAACGAACCCTCCTCCAAGCTATGCTTCTTTGCAAATATAGGATCAAAGAAAACACTTTCGCCCTCTGTATTAACCCCAAAGCCATGCCCCTGCGGAAACATCTTCTCCACATAAACATCCTGATATTCTATTAAGCCTTTTAATTGTTGCATTGTTCCTCCTAATGCATTGTTGTTGCGTCACCAGACGCTTTTTTACACTGAGCTATTACGTTAAGACCCATCATCTCACGAGCTTCCTCCGGCCCGTGAACATCAATCATCATCTCAACCAATATCCCAAACATGATTGGAACCATCAGTTCCGGATCATGCTTCTCTTCGTGAAGCTCCGATAGAAACTCCTCGAATCTCTCAACACAGTCCTTAAACTCTTCCTCGGACCACTTTCTCTTGTCTATAATAACTCTCACCATCATTCTCTCCTTCGTCGTAAGATGTCTCTGGCTTGCCGCATGGTTATCCCCGCCGCTCTTGCGGCTTCCTGTACCTCAACACCCTCATCCACCAAAGAAAGGAAAGCAACTGTCTCACGCCTCGGTTGCCTTCCCGAATTCTCAGAAAGATATTTCTGCCCAAACTTCTGACTGCCCCCGTTGTGATCCATCATGCGCTTGTTATCCGCCGCCGCTATGGTGAGGTACTGCTTTCGCCGCTCATGTGGGGTCATTCAATCACCTCCACAATCTCTTGTAATGCCGCTGCTACTCGCACCACGGCACCTATCTTATCATCATACTCAATCGTTACTACGTCCCCCGCCGTGGCCCGTTTTGACAGGCCCTTGATGGATAGAAGCTTATCGCCACGAGGACGCCGATACAGCCTGATCTCGGTCTCAGTATATCCAGACCCGTCATCATAAACCGCCCTAACAACCTGCTTCGCACCGTTGTCTATGTTCACGTAACCTCGGTGCGCCAAGTTGCGTGAAAACAATTCTACAACGCTCTTATTGGCGTCTATGATGCACTTGTTAAGCATCCTCTGTGTGATCTTAATCGTTGCCTTCATTCCTTCTCTCCCTTCCATGCACTGTGGGCATCAACGCCCATGTTAAAAATAATCTCATGCCGTAAATCCTCGACCACAACGTCAGAAAATATATCAGCATCAGGGTTTAACTTAATGTCCTCCTCAATCTTCTTGGATATCTCATCCAACCTCTCCACAATGTAATGAGCGCATACCCTAGTCATTACTCACCTCCTCAACCGGAGACACGTTACTATCAAACGTCCTCGAATAATCCTGCGTCATGGATCGAACCAACGTAAGAGCATGGCCCTCGCTCAATGCCTCAACCTCTCGAAAGATTTCCCTCGTGTCTTGGCCCCTCGTGCCATAACGTAACCAAACATTGTACTTCATTCCCATTCCTTTCTATCGTCTTCCTCTTCATAGCCGCGATAGTAATCCGCAACCTGCTCATCGGTCATGTCAGTAACCCTCGGACCCGTAACAATGCCCTCCGGATACCAATGCGGGTCCGGACGCCGCCAATAATAAGCGTCTGAACTGCCACGATCATACGGTGATTTTATCATGCGCTGACTTCCAACCCATGCTTCATGCGAATGCGCTCCAAAGATACCCTAATAAAGTTAGACCAATCATCGCCCCTCGAACCTCGGTCATGCGCGGTCTGTAAATCATCAAGCAATGCAAGCTGCTTGCTGCTCAACTCATCTAAGCCCCAAGATTGCGCAACGGCGTTAGATATCGCATGACTGTCATTAATGCTTGCCCCCTCTAAATCGGGACTATAATGCTCGTCATCGATGAACAGGCCCACGGCGCACATCTCACCGTTAAACTCGCAATCATCGTCATACCCACGATAGACGCAAGCGTCACCGTCCATGTCCAAAGATGGACCGTCCATGCTCGTCAAATGAGCCGATGCCTTGTTGAATATATCCTGTAGTTTCATGGTATCCTCCCCTCTCAGGCCGCTTGCGCGACCTGAGCATTAGATGATTGCAAAATGTACTCAGATGCCTTCTGAGCGGCGGACGTGGCCTTGATGATAGCGTTGGGATGCTCACCCAACATGCGTATCCAAGAGTTCAAATACTTGGCATGGTCAGGAGCCGGATCAACATCAACCTTGCTGATGATCGACAACATTACAGCCCCCAATTCAGCAACCAACTCTTCCATAGCGTACTTGGCATCACCAAACCGATTGCCAAACTCACGATCCAATCTAGACTTATGACCCGTCCAATGAACCAACTCATGAAACGCCGTGCCATAGTACCCACTCGCGTCCTTGAATTGTGAACGCAATGGAACCGTCACACTGTCAGACCCACGATTGTAATAAGCACGATTGCCCTGAGTGTGATGAAACGTGGCACCACATGCCTCTATCAACGCATCAGCATCAATAGCGTCTTCCCACTCCTGATCCTCCGGTGCTTGGTCCTTGATCCACGAACCGTCCCAACCCTCAACCTGATCTGCGTTAAACACATAAAATGCCTTCAACATCGGAACCATCCGGTCCTCATCCGACTGCTTGTCCTTGATCTTTATCTGACTATAGAAAACTACAGGAATGCCACTCGAACCTTTCTTGACCTTAGCGCCCAAAGATTTCCACTGCTTGAACGTGCCAAATACAGGGGATGAATAACCTTGCAACGCGATCACAAGACCAAGGTTCATCCGGTTGATGCCAGTGTAATGACGCTTCTTGGCACTCAACGGCTCGCCCGTCGCACCAACCGCCTTGCGCCACGGCTTGGCCCAATCCGCACCGTGCTCCTTCATCATGCCAACAACATTGTCAGCGATATTCTTCATTAGTTCTTGCTGCTTGCTCATCGTAAACCTCCATAAATGATGATACCTTATTCATATGGCATAGTACGTTAGTGATTACAAGAGCACGTAAAGACCTTTTTCCAGATAAATTAAAAAAAAAAAAAAATGAAAAAAAATCCTGTATTATTTGTAATCATGTACTCAGCCTAACAAATATCCTTTTAGAACATGGACTAAGCCTGCCCTAGGTGATTACAGGGTGAGTACAATGAGTACAAAACCTCTGGAAAAGGTCTTTAATTGACACTTTGGCTTCCCGCTATGGTTGTGCCGGACTACCTTTAACTGGTCTTTCTCTGTGAAAATGAGTACAGTGAGTACAAACTGATTACACTGATTTGGGGGTTATATGGCACGAGAAACGGGTAAACATCGTCCTACTCTGACAACACGGCAAGAGACGTTTGCCAAGCATGTTGCAGAAGGCATCTATACAAATACTGAAAGCGCAAGGAAGGCCGGATATGCGTACCGCCTGTCTAGTAAACAGGCCACTGTGTTGCTTAACGGGCGTGATTTCCCGCATGTTGTGGAACGGGTGAAGGAACTCAGGGAGGAAAGAGAGAGGCGATATGGTGTCACCATCATGGGCCAGCTTGAACGGCTCTCAAAGCTATCCCGTGGGGCAGAAGATGATGGACAATATTCTGCAGCAATCAACGCTGAGAAAATTAGATCAGCTTTGGGGGGCCTGACAGTAGACCGTAGGGAGAATATAAATACAATAGATCAACTGTCGCGGGATGAAATTGTTGGTCGGCTTGCTGATCTGCAGAAAAAATACCCGCAAGCGTTTGATATTGAGGCCGAGTACAAGGATGTAACCGATGAGCAAGGGACCGGAGGCGAACTTTTGGAATACAATGAGGAAATCACTGCCGAAAAAGACGTTTGCAACAAGGATTGAGAACAAGCATGGGGGTGGAGTACCCGATGTACATGTAATCTGGCAGGGAATACCCTTTTGGGTAGAGCTAAAAGTGTCTTCTGGTAACCGGATAAAATTGACGTCCAATCAAATTGCGTGGAATGCCGCATATTGGGCGCGTGGGGGCTTGAATTACATCTTGGTCAAAGACCCCCTTAGCAAGGGGCTTCTTTTATTTGACGGTTGTGACGGGTCCAAGGCTCTTGATACGGGCATCAAGAGCGATTGCTGCAACCGATACGGCAGTTTTGGTGAGTTATTCGTGGACCTTCGGCCTCGGATGTTCATTCGGTTATCGGAATCTTGCGGCTTCCAACCAAGTCTTGCGGCTTCCGGCGCGGAATCCGCGTACTAAAACCAACAGCACATGCGACGAAGGAGCGTGTGCTGTTGGTTTTTAAAAATAAAGTGTGCGCAGCACTCAATTTTCTTAGCCTTTGAAGCAGGCGGCGACTAGCCGCTCAATTTTTCTTGAGTTATGCGGTGGCCCCTGATTGGGACCACCTGCTTTCTACCATTCCCACGGTGCGTTTAGTTCATATGCGGCCCACATGTCCTCTTTAGATTGTTCGATGCAGTCGCTGCTTGAGCATTTAATGTGTTTGCTTTGAGTTTTGATGATCCTATGTTCACTCGCCGCGAGGTATCCCATTTGTTCTGGTTTATATTTTTGGGACGTTGCAGTCTGAATAGCTTGCTCGGGGTTATCTGCTTCATGCCATCCGAGGTCTACGACAACTCTATATTTCATGGTAGTTTCTCCGTGTGGTGGGGAGCCGAAGCCCCCCGTTTAGTTTAGATATCTGCGCCGAAGGTTTCGTCTGCCTCCTCGAACATTAGCTGCGCTGTCTTTTCTTCCTCTTTGTCGATGGCTGACCCATCTGTCATGAGGATGTCTTTGAGTTCGCCACCTGTCAGGCCCAGCATGCCTGCGTAGGTGAGGATTGAGAGATCAGGATGCCTGTCGTAGTACTCCCTGATCTCGTCCGCGCAGAACGTGCCGAAGTCGATGAAGTCTATTTGATGAGCCATATTAGGTCCCTTTCTGGTTTAGATGAACGTTTTACTTGATCGAAGGCCCCTTGACCGAAGAGGCCAACGAACTGATCTTTGGTTGGGGCAAGCTCTCTTGATGGTTTGTAGACCCACGTTGCCAGCCCCTGATCGACCGCTTGTTGTTGGTAGTAGTCGATCAGCTTTGTGTACTGTCGAGAAACGCTGCGGTTGTCCCGCAACGCCTCTTCTAGGTAGAGCAGCCGCTCCTTGAGGGGTAGCTGCTCCAGTTGCTTAGTCAGTGATGTATTCAATCGCGGTAGCCCCTTTCTTTAGAACCGCTCGACGGATCACTTCGCCGTCTAGGTAGAACCGATACTCTCGGTCTCCGTTGTCCAACACCCGATGCGTAGTCGTGTGTCGCAGGAATACGTGAGAGTTTCTAGCAGAGGTGCCGACCTTGACCGTCACCTCGCCTGTTGCTTTCACGCCATACGATTTGCTAGACGCATATACGCAGGCCAGCACTTCGTTCCAGATGGGCCACGATCTCATTTGAATAGCCCGTCATATTCGTGCGTTGACAGGAAGTGGCGGAAGTCGTTGTCCACCCGTTCGCTGTACGCTTGCCACTCGTCACGGAACTGCTGGGCGTCATCACCCTGCAGCCAGAATGACCAGCCTCCCTCGTGTTCTACGACCTTGAGGCCGTATCCGACATCGCTCATGTAGTAGCCACCTATCCTCATGCTGCGTCCTTTCTGACGGGTTGCCCTGCTTGGTCGCACAGTGCGATGATGCGGTCATAAGCTTGCGCTGCTTGACTGTGGCGGTCTGAGTGGAGCATCAGCATCATGAACTCCAGTTGGAACTTGATGGCGTTGCCAAGCGTTTGCCCTGCTTCTTGCGGGGTTGGTCTAGTCATACGTTGTCTCCCAGTAGGTTGATTGTTGCGATTGGGTTGGATGTTCCATTTGAGACATCAGATACCTCTGACGCCTCCCATGTCCCATCTCCTTTGAAGATGTTGAGTTGTTTGGTCCTCCCTTCGTGCAGCATCCTCCGACCTTCGACTAATGCCTTGGTCTTGGTTTTGTGCTGGGTTGAAATGATCCACTCTCCGTTGGTGTGAGAGAGCCGCCACCGCGACCCTCTCTTCCAGACGTTGCTGTCTAGCCAAGCCAACTCAGTCTACCGTGACCGTAAAGGTTGTGCCTGACGCAACGCCCGTCTCCTTGTCGGAGAAGTCGTACTCGTCTAGTACTTCGGTAACCATTTCGGTAAAGCCGCCGTATGAGGTAATGTGTTCTAGTGCAGCCTCACCGATTTCGTAGGAGTGATCGTAGACATCCCACTCGTCTGGCAGGTTTTCCTTAATCTTGCTGACCTTTGCTTCGATGGCCTCGTCTACTTTGACTGAGACAATCTTCCATATGAGGTCGGCCAGTGTGACCTCGTTTGCTTCTGCCTTGATGATTTCGTCTAGCATAGTGTAGTCTCCTAGTTTGGTTGAATGGTGCGGGAGCCGAGGCCCCCGCGTTGGTAATTAGGATTGGTCTGTTAGTAGCAGCCCGTTGCCGTGCAGGTTGGCTTTGTATTTAGCCACGGCAGCTTGAATGCTTGCGGTCAACTCATCGGCTGCGAACCCTGCGGTATCAGAACCGCTGTCAAGTCCGACAGTTGATATTGAGTCTACCGCGTCCTCCAGTGTGGTGATTGGAGTGTTGGCGACCGCGATCTCCATAGAGGGCATGTTAGCCACGAACGCGGTTGCTTGCATCATGACCTCGCGCATCCTGTCGATACCACATACCTCGTGGCTTGGGGTGGAGAACTCTTTGGACTCAAGGTGCCCGAACTTGTCGATCTTGGCGGACCAGATTGTAACATGGAACTCCCGACGATATGAGTCGAGGCGCTGGTCGCCCAACCGGATGGTCACCTCGACGCGGTGATACCCCTTATCGACAAGGGCTTGCTCGGTGTCTTGGATGAAGTCTTTAAGTTCGATGATGTCCATTGGATACTCCATTGCTGAACAGTTTAAGAAAAACAACGCACTCACATTTTTGCGTGCGCCGTGCGACCCGGTTTTTGCTGGGCAGGAAATGGGGGTCAAGCTCGGAGTACAAACACGGAGCAGGCATTCCTTAAAAACAAAAAATGTTGCCTGAAACAGTTTGGACGGGCCGTAGCTCTCGACGTTTATACACTCTTTGATCGTGCTACTATGTGATGCTTGAGGCCCATTTTCTGAACGGCGATCCGAGTGTCGGTCGCGCACGGAAAAATTGTGTGTGTGTTGTGCGTCAGGGGGGCACCAAACAAGAACCCCCGATGCAAACCAACAGCAGCCCCACCCACGACAGATCGGGGGCCAATCGCCAAACAAATGTGATTCCGGTTCAGGAATCTTCTAAAAGGCGTTTTGGGTATTCTTTAAGAAACAAAAATAAGAGCAAGGAAGAGAGCGACCGTCTAAGCTGATTCTTCATCGGCTTAGACGGTTGTGAGAAGGAATTGCACAATAAACTCAGTTTCTTGCTTGGTTTGGAATAAGTCCCCCCTGACTCCTTGCTACGCAGGGGGCGCACTATGTTGGATCGTTTTTGTGGCTACAAAAACTTAATAGATTCAATATCGTGTGTCCTATGGGCCAAGGCAGGCCGTCTTCTTCGGCGCGGGACGCGCAAGTGATTAGTCTTCCGAAACATCTTAAAACTAAAAATGCGGAAGACGTTGCGGGATTCAAGAAAATCATCCCTTGGCAAACCAAGCTATGTGACTTTGCCATGATTTTCTTGGATCGTCTAGCAAATCACAAAGGAAATGTGAAGTAAGGATGGCCCATACGAAAGATTGCCCCGGCCCTGTGCCGTGCAAGCTTTTGTTCTCTTTGAAGCAGGCGGCGACTAGCCGCTCAATATAACAAAGAAAGAAAAAAAGAATGCGCGAAGCACAATCATGAATGAATCTCTTTAGCCGTGGTACTCACCAGCTTGCTGGCCGAGACTTCTTCAGGCTCGGTCTTTGATGAGTGACGCGAGTAATGCTCCAAAAACCACAGGACCAAGTAATAAATTTCCAGCAGCGTGATAGGCCCCAGCAAAAGCACGAGCCTTTCCAGACAAGCAAGCTCCAGAGAAAGCACATGCCTCTTGAAAAACACAAGGCCCTAGAACAACCCTATGTTTTCTGGAAGCATGTCTTGGGGGTTACTATGCCTAATTGCAACGGTAGCTAGACAACCTCGACCCCCATCACCCCCTTTTAGGAGGTACGCAGGTCGTGCGGCGTCCTATAGTGTTAGTCCGATAAAATTGTTCCGGTGTTTTTTCGTTCGGAAAAAATCTGGGTGCAAATTCATTTCTCTTTGGTTATAGTTCCGGTAACCAAGGTCCGAGGTTCGATAGCATGGCAGATCGTTACACGATAGACACCACTCGTTTTATTCCTCCGAATTTGCGTGGGATTGCGTCTACGTTAGGTTTGGACGATGCGTCTAACATGAATGCTGTTGTTAGTATGTTCATGCGTCCGAGGGACGCTGCTGCTCGTTATTCTGAGCCTGAGAAGTATTCGCCTACTGGCAAGCGCGAGACGAGTGATTTGATAGAGGCTGGCATGGGTCCTGCTGAGGCTTTATTGGGTGTTGGTGTTGGTCGTTTTTTAAGTGAGCCGATTCGTCGTACCTTGATGTCTATGTTGGGCATTGATTCTGGTGATGCCTCCAAGTTTTCCACGACTGATCGTTCTGTACCTAAGACGGATTTTGAGGCGATGTACGGGGGTGACAGGGGCAGTTTGGATGCTGCGTCTATGACTGATTCTGAGCTTCTTGATATGTTTAATCGGGAGTATCCGGACACGGCGGAGAGATTTATTACTGACCTTGATAGTCAATCGTTGGATGAGGTATTTGGCCCTCAGTATTTAGATGAGGTTAGTCGTGCTGGCGAGGGCGCGAGTATTGACGATTTAAGAAATGTTAATGCTGGTCCTTCGACCTTTAGCACTCCTGAGTTTGATCAGGCGGCACTAGAGGTAGACGCTGCTTTAAATCTTCAGATGGAGGGTGGCACTCCTATAGCCACTGCTCCGGACGGCACTCCTGTTATTACTGCGAACAACGGATTTACTGTACGCACTGCTGCCGATTATGATCCTAATCTGGATCAAAACACCACGCCTTACACTGACGAGTATCTTGCTGCGGAGGCGCTTGCTCAGGCTCGTGACGATGCTGGCATTGTTGATGATTATGATCCTAGCATCGCGTTTACTGATGACGATGCGTATACTGGTCTTACTGACGCTGATTACGGGCCTACTGAGGCGGCGTTAGCGGATGCAGGAGCGGATTTCATTGACTTCACGCAGGTTCCTTTTTCTCCACTGGCCTCGTATGAGTTGGATGATCCGGAGCGCGGGTTACAGGCTGCGTTACAGACTGTTTCTAGGAAGTCTGGTTTGAAGTTTCCTGACGGGGAGGCTGCGGTAAAAGCGTTAAAGAGTCAGGGTGTTACGGACGCTGAGTTAGAGGCTCGTGGTTTAATGTCTTTGAAGGATTTACCGAATTTTGACGGGACTGCGGCTGCGAAGATGTTGTCTGGTTTTCAGGAGCGCATGATGGGCGGCAAGTTTCCTGATGACATTAATTTAGGTTCTCCGATTACGATTACGGAGTTACGAGATGCAGGCACTGAATATGATAAGTATTTCACGAAGGGCGGCACTGATTATTTAGAGACGGTATATACGTTACGTGATTCTAACTTGGGGCCTGATGTTTCTAGGAAGTTAAAGAACAAGACGATGGGTCATCACCCTGACATTCAGCAGGCTGCGGATGGTCCTACTTTATTCCACACTCGTTCTGCTGTGTATGAAGTAGGTGGCGGTGGTTCGACGTTTCATTTGGGCGAGATACAGTCTGATGTGAACAACAACTCACGCACTATATTGAAGAACCGGAAGATTTTGGAGGACCTTGGTTCTGACAGAAGTGACATGCTTTCATCTATGTATTACACTGGGGTTTCTAATGACGCCGGAGGGGTTTCGTATTCACCTATTCTTAAAAAGGCGGTAACCAAGAATCAGGAGATACTGGGTTTATTAGAGGGCACGCTTTTTAAAAAGAATATAGTTGAGGCTAATGATTCTTCAGCCTCTGTTCAAGCGGGTTTTGGTCCTCGGTTTGACCAGATTCCTATTACTGAGCAGGTTGATAAGTTGATGGCTGAGTTGACGGAGTTGAGAAACACGCGAGGAAATAAGACGGCTTCGGAGTTAGGTGTTGGTAAGTTATATGACACGGCTACGATTACGCGCATGGCGATTCGTCGGTCCTTGGAACAGGCTTCGGTTTCTGGTGCAGATTTTTTCACGTTGGGAACTGGTCAGATGGCGAAGGACATGACGTATGGTGAGTTGGGTGGACAGCAAGAGTATTACGACAAGATTGTTCCGGGGGCCTTGAAGAAGGTATTAAACAAGTTGGGCGCTGATTCGAAGTTGGAGATGCCGAAGATTGAGGACATACCGATGTACGGTGCGGATCAAGACGGTGCGGAGAAGGTGTTTATGGTTCCGGGTTTTAAGATGACGGATAATTTTCGCAAGGCTCTTTCTGAGGTTGGCTTGCCTATGTTTAGGGATGGTGGTCGTGTTGTTTCACGGTTCACGGGCCTTGGCTCTATGGGGTATATGATATGAATCCATTATTTTCTGTTGGGTATTTACCGGGGGAGAAGGAGCTTCGGACGAGTGGTCAGCAGGTTTTAGATTTCGTGAGTGCGGTTGATCCTGCGCAGGGGATTATGCGTGGCATGGCTGCGAGTGGTCGTGCTTTTGATCCTGAGTTATCTGTTGAGGAGCGGAAGGCTGCGGGTATTGAGGCGGCATTAGAGACTTTAGCGCCTGTTGGCATGGGGGTTATTGGAGCGTTAGCCAAGCAGCCAGCGAAGGCTGTATTGATGGATACGTTGACATTGACGGGTGCGCCTAGTGATGTGTCTACGTCCAGAAATTTTTCCAAGCCGGAAGCTCCGTTGACTTCGGAAGCGAAAGCTATGGTGGAGTCGGGTGCTTTTCCTAAGTCGGACGAGTTACAGCGCGTTGCAATGGAAAACAACATTTTAGCGGGTCAAGGCACTGGTCGAATGCCTGTTGAGGTTTATGGAGAGTTACAGCGCCGTTATTCTGACGAGGTTGGCGAAATTCCAACGGGTCCAACTCGGCGTCAGGTATTAGCTGGCATAGGTAGTTTAGCCATTGCTCCGGAGGCGGTTTTACAGGCGGGTAAGAAGGTTGGTGTAAAGGCTGCGGTCACGCCTTTGGCTTCTCGGTTAGCTGGTCTTAAAGCTATCAGCAAAGGGATGATGCCTGATTTAATGCGACAGGATGATCTTATAGACATTGAGTATCAAGTTCAATCTGGAGATTATAGATTGCCTGACGAGGACGGTATTTTTGAGGACCCCTATAAGGACGCAGGCATTTTACCACCCAAACCTAATGAGATGGTAAATCTTGAGGCTAGGATTAAAGAAGCTCGTGAGAAATATTTTAAAGAGAGTCAGCGCATGTTCGCGGAAGTAGCGGATGCGAGTCTTTCGGAGATAGCAAAGTTAGACATGGATAGTTTACAAATGATTTATCGACAGCCTCCTTCAGCCTCGGGTCGAGTATCGCAGGAGAAGTTAGACGCTATTAGGGACATCATGATATCCAAGGCGGAGCAGATGCCAGAGAGGTTTAAGGTAGAAGAGATTGCTGGCAAAAAGTATATTGTACGAGAGGTGGATGCTCCGGAGTATCCGTATGCGGATGGTGGTCGTGTTGCTTCTAGGCTCACGGGCCTTGGTTCGATGGGGTATATGCTATGAGTATGGTTCGTAATTTATTAGATTTGATATACAGTGCTGAGTCTGGTCGGAATTATGATGCGTGGAACACGCAGACTAAGATCAGGTCGGAGCGTCCTTTAACTGAGTTGACGGTTTCTGAGATCATGGCGATTCAGGATAAGAACAAGGACAATGACGGCGGTGCTGCGGGTGCTGGTCAGATTAAGAAAAGCACGATGCAGTTGTTATTGAACAACAAGATTTTGTCTAGGGACGATAAGTTTACTCCGGAGGTTCAGGACCGCGCACATTTGTTTTTGTTGCAGAACCGTGGTTTGAATGATTTTTTATCGGGTCAGATAGATTTAAACGAGTACGGTCATAGGTTATCCAAGGAGTATGCGAGTTTACCTAGTATGAAGGGTAAGACGCCTGACATGTCTTATTATGAGGGTGAGGCTAAGAACTCTGCGCGAGTAAAGCCTGCTGAGATTAACGCTCAGTTATCTGCCTTATTGGACATTGATTCTGAGGCGAACTTGGACCTTGCGAGTGTTGTTGAACCTAATGTTGTACTAGAGGCTTTTGTTCCCACGGCTAAGAAACCCGCTGCAGGCCAGTATTTGAACCAAGCTTCGGGGATCACGAGCGCAGCGGCTACGGGCGTTGATCCACAGATGGAGGCGATAGCTGCGGCTGTCATGGAGGCCAAGAAGGGTGACAGGGGTGCCAAGGGTTTTCCTGCGATGCAGATGGCGTTAGAGATGTTGAACAGGGATATACAGGACCCGCTTGAGAAGACGAGTTCCTTGCAAGTTCCTGAACGACCACCTAATCCTATGGATAGGTTTACGGGCGGCATTGCTAGTTTAAAAGACAGTATCGGAAACATGTTTAGGATGGGGAATTGATATGCCACTTACGATAGGTAGTAGCGGAAAGGTATCTGAGGGAACGTATAGCAAGCCTTCGGACTACGCATCAAGTCAGCGGTCCAAGGAGCGTGAGCGTGAGGCTCGTTACGAGCAGCAGCGCAGTAACTTCTTTAATGGCATTTTTGGAGGTGGCGGCAGTGGCGGCGGCGGTTCTTCTGGAGGCAACAGGGATTTGTCTAGGACTCGTCCCCAGATGCGCCCCGCTACTTTAGCTCGGCCTACAATAGCGGCTCCTACCGACGATGACTTTAAGAATTTAGATTATAGTAATGTTCCTTATCACCAAAGTGATAAGCGGATGCGACCGCCTCAAGACAATCAAACCTATAAGGATCGGCTGCGGAACTTTGGTTCATCAATGGCGACAGACCTAAAGTTGGGCCTTGGTTCTTTGAGTGGCCCTGAAGGTTTTACTAAGGCTCTAGAGGGTTTGGGTTTTGGAACTTTTAGGAATGATGATGGCAGTCCTTCTGCTGAGGCTATGCAAGCCTATACAAACTTTCGGACACGTTCTGGCAAAACGGCGGATGATGCGGAAGCAGCGTCAATGGGCGATGGAGATGATTTCTACGGTAACTATGATCCGTGTCCCGAGGGTTATCGGACTGATCCGGTAACGGGGATGTGTGTTCCTGTAATGGGTGTGGCGTATGACACGGCTCCTTCGGCTCCTGCTCAGTATCAGGGTAATTTTGTTGGTGATCCCTTTCCTGACACAGCGCCTCGTGGTCCTGCATTGCCGATGGGGATGCCGATGGCGGGTTATACTCAGCCTATGGATTTCACTAGTCCAACGATCTCGCCTCCTACACCTCAAGGCATTGCTGGAATACCTCTCACACCGATTATGGTATAGGTGTGAAGTGTCGGCATTGTGGTAGAGAGATTGAGGAGGATACGGTGGACAAGGCTCCTTCGTGTTCCCATTGCTATCTGCCTTGGTTTTTCTTTTTAAGGGAAAATAAAAATGCAGTGTTGGCATTGTAGTACTGAGTTAATTTGGGGCGGGGACCATGACATAGAGGACGATGAGGACTATGTTATGGAGACGAACTTGTCGTGTCCTGAGTGTAGGACCTTGGTAATGGTTTATTATCCCGCAGAGGAAGAAGATGACCCTTCAGAGCTTTGATGCGCTTCCCGAGGAGGCGTTAAAAGAAATACTGGCTTTAACGGAGGCCAAGAGGCGTCTTGATTTACAGGACGAAGCGCAGAACAAGTTCATGCCGTTCGCGCATCATGTGTATGAGAACTTCATTGAGGGGCGTCATCACAGGGTTATTGCGGAGAAGCTAGAGGCTGTGGCTCGTGGCGAGTTAAAGCGGTTGATTATTAACATGCCGCCTCGTCATTCTAAGTCCGAGTTTGCGAGTTACCTGATGCCTGCATGGTTTTTGGGTAGGAATCCTAAACTAAAGATCATTCAGGCTACCCATAATACAGAACTAGCTGTACGTTTTGGTAGGAAGGTCCGAGATTTAATTGACGATCCTGCGTATCGGGAGATTTTTCCGGACACGAGTTTGAAGGAAGACAACAAGGGCGCGGGAAAATGGGGTACTGACAAGGGCGGCGAGTACTTTGCGGCGGGTGTTGGTGCTGCGGTCACGGGTCGTGGTGCGGATTTGTTTGTAATTGACGATCCACACTCGGAGCAGGACGCTATGAGCGACACTGCGTTCGACCATGCGTATGAGTGGTACACTTCTGGTCCTCGTCAGCGTCTACAACCGGGTGGTGCAATCATAATTGTCATGACTCGGTGGGGTAAGAAGGACTTGACGGGTCGTTTATTGGCCCGACAGGGCGGCGATGTGATGGCGGACAAGTGGGAAGTGGTGGAATTTCCTGCGATTATGCCTAGCGGCAACCCTTTGTGGCCTGAATTTTGGGAAAAGGACGCATTACTGGGGATTAAGGCGTCTTTGCCCGTGTCAAAGTGGTCTGCGCAGTGGCAACAGACGCCCACGGCCTCTGAATCTGCGATTATCAAGCGCGATTGGTGGCAACCGTGGGAGGAAGACAAGGTTCCTACGTTAAAATACGTCATGCAGTCGTATGATACGGCGTTTTCGAAGAAAGAGAGCGCGGATTACAGCGCAATTACGACTTGGGGCGTGTTTAACCCGCTAGAGGGCGGACCTGACCACATAATTTTGATGGATGCGCAGCGTGGTAGGTGGAGTTTCCCTGAATTAAAGGAAATTGCCTACGACGAGCATGAATACTGGGACCCCGACATGGTTATTATAGAAGCCAAGGCCACGGGACAGCCTTTGATAGACGAATTACGTCTCAAGGGCATTCCTGCTTTGGGTTTTTCTCCGGGTAGGGGCAAGGATAAGGTCACTAGGATGCACATGGTAGCTCCTTTGTTTGAGGCGGGTGTTGTTTGGTATCCTTCGGACAAGAAGTTCCCTGAAGAGGTCATCGAAGAGGTGGTTTCTTTTCCCTATGGTGACAACGACGATTATTGTGATAGTATGACCCTAGCTTTGATGCGTTTTCGGCAGGGTGGTTTTATCTATCTGGACGGCGAAGATGACCTAGAGGATGAATGGAAACCTCGTAAACGGGAGTATTACTGATGGTGATGTCACCAGACATAGAAGTACCGATTGATGTTCCTATGGAGTTTCCTAACGGAGCCGAGGTTATTGATGACGGTATGGGCGGGGCGATAGTTCAGTCTATGGAAGAGATGCCTATAGATATACCTGATGACATTCCGTTTGACGCTAACTTGGCAGAATACTTGGATGACGGCGTTCTTGGCGAGATATCCTCTGATCTTCGCGGCTTATACGAAGAAGATTTAGAGTCGAGGTCCGATTGGGAAGAGACGTACACCAAGGGTTTAGATTTACTTGGGTTAAAGGCAGAGGAGCGCACGACTCCGTTTGAGGGTGCGTCCGGTATTGTGCATCCCATGATTAGCGAGAGTGTTACGCAGTTTCAGGCACAGGCATACAAGGAGCTTTTGCCAGCGGGTGGCCCTGTTAGAACTCGTCTTATGGGTTTGCAGGACCAAGCTCGTGAGGATCAGGCCAATCGGGTAGAGCACTTTATGAACTACCAGATCACGGAGATCATGGAAGAGTATGATCCGGACATGGATCAGATGCTGTTTTATCTCCCGTTGTCTGGCTCTACGTTTAAGAAGGTTTACTTTGATCCCACGAAGCAACGTGCCGTTGCACAGTTCATACCAGCACAAGACTTGGTTGTGCCGTACTCTGCGTCTGACTTAGCTACGAGCAATCGGGTTACGCATGTATTGCGTATGGACATCAACGATGTGCGCAAGATGCAGGTTGGTGGTATGTACCGTGACGTTGATTTGAAAGAGGGCGGGGAGGTTGAGGCTGACTCGGTTCGTCAGAAGGTCAATGAGCTAGAGGGGCTGTCCAAGAATTACTCTGACGATGTTTTGACGGTGCTAGAGATGCATGCAGACATGGACATTGAGGGTTTTGAGGATATGAACCCTCAGACGGGAGAGCCATCGGGCATAAAGCTACCGTACATCATTACGATTGATGACAACTCGGGGCAGATTCTGTCCATTCGGCGCAACTTTGACATGGGTGATCCCATGATGCGCAAGCGTCAATACTTCGTACACTATAAGTTTATGCCCGGATTAGGGTTCTATGGCTTTGGTTTAGTGCATATGATTGGTGGGTTGGGTCGTGCCTCGACAAGCTTGCTGCGTCAGTTGATTGATGCGGGTACGCTTTCGAATTTACCTGCGGGTTTTAAGGCCCGTGGCGTTCGCGTT